TCTGGTAACACTTACGCCATTCCCCTTTTGTTATACAAGACGGAACTGGGTTCCAGTATACACCAGGACCATGTGGAGGTATTCCACAAGAGCAACTATCAAGCTCAGTTTAACTTCTGGTCACAGGCTGGAGCCCGGATGTCCATTGATGAACTGATGAACTTTGATCCCTATCTTGGTAGGGTGTCTGGCACGTCAGAGAATCAACAAAATACTCCGCCAAGTTCTTGACGGGTATATATACTTAACCTTTTGTCAATTATGACAGAAGGTAAACAACAAGGGATTGTCGATCCCTTTTCCATCTGTGGGTAACCATTCCACAAGTAAAAACGAGGTAAAAACTAATGTTCAAATCTGTATTCGCAGCTCTGTCTGCTTCCGCACTTTCCGCAGGCGCTGCCCTTGCAGGTCCCTACGTCAACGTCGAAACCAACGCTGGTTGGGTCGGTGATGACTACAGTGGTGCTGTAACCGATCTGCACGTCGGCTACGAGGGTGACCTGGGTGAGTCCGCTGCTTGGTATGTCCAAGGTGGTCCTGCTCTGGTATCTGTTGACGGTGAAGAGACCGAAACCGAAATCTCCGGTAAGGTTGGTGCTTCCGTTGCTATCACCGAAAGACTCGGTGCCTATGGTGAACTCTCCATGCTGACCGCTGACCAGGACTTCGATGACCTGAACGTAGGTGGTAAGCTGGGCGTTAAGTTCAGTTTCTGATTCACTGATAACGTGTTATAATATGAGGGTCCCTAGTGGCCCTCTTTTTTTATGGACTATCAAGTACCCGATATATGTGTGATGAGTATCACACCAGACGAAGAGACAGGTAAGTTGTGGTTGGAAATGCCATCCGTATATGATACAAGTCCACAACCACCAGTGTTGGTGACACAAAAAACCATTGACTATCTTATGAAGGATCCCTATAGTATTCCTATGTGCCCTCCAGGATGGCCTAATCCCCCCACACTAGATGAAGATAACTAAACTTCTATTCAATCCCGTTGTACTCCTTCTCCTGATGAGTACAGGGATTCTTTCTTTTATTGAACTCATGCATATCTCCTATCACAACAAGATTGAGCATGATATTCACGGTCATGTCAGGGAATTCTGTCGTAACAACCCTGATGTGTGCCAGTTCAAGGACTGAAGTGTTGACAAATGTAAAGAAATTATATATAATGTAACAATACTTCACAGGAGTTTTATTGTGACTGTTAGTTCTAATGATCAAGGTCAACAAAACATGTGGGCTAAAGAGCCTCGTATGTACATCGACCAGACCGCAGCTGAGCGCTACGGATATGAAACATATGCTGAGAAAGCAGAGAAGCTGAATGGCCGTACCGCCATGATTGGTTTCGTTGCTGCTGTTCTTTCCTACGCAACTTCTGGAAGCTTGTTCTTCTTTGGTGTGTTTGGAATCTGACACATACTTGACATTGGTCAGTATCTTTTATACAATATAGTAGTATAAATTACCTAGACAAGAATCCAATGGCGTCTTATTCTATCACTGTCAAGCAGCCCGACGGAACTGAAACAACTTTCCCATGTGAGGATGATCAATACATCCTTGACGCTGCTGAAGAAAACGGACTAGACTTACCTTACTCTTGTAAAGCCGGTGCATGTTCATCCTGTGCTGGTAAGGTAGTAAGCGGATCTGTCAATAACGATGAACAATCGTTCCTTGACGACGATCAAATGGAAGAAGGTTTCTCCCTCCTCTGTGTCGCTATCCCTACAAGTGATTGTGTAATTGAAACTGAACAAGAAGAGTATTTGTATTGATGCCAAATCCAAACCAACTCCATGAAGATATGGAGAGATTGAACGCCCTTTACGAAGAACTCTGCTGGGGGCACGATGATGAATTAATTTTCACTCACGAAAATGGCAGAGTCGTTATTTACAACAACACTTTGGAGAAAGACAATGAACGAAAAGGCAGAACGGATTAACGGTTGGGCAGCCATGCTGGGTGTCGTCGCAGCCATGGGAGCATATGCAACCACTGGTCAGCTGATTCCTGGCGTATTCTGATGGGATTCATAGGAGCAGCACTACTCATGTTGATTCCTATCATTGCAGTAGTGAAGGGGTCTAATAAATGACCTACGACTGGACACTGTTACAAACATTGGTGTTCATCATTACTCCATACTTCCTCATGTTGGCTCTTGCCAGTAAGGATGAAGACGATGGACCACCAGATGGTGGAATGATGACACCAGCATATCAAGGTGCAGGGGCTTAACGGCCCCTTTTTTTCTAAATAAAATTTTTTATGGGGTGTCTATGTATCCTTATAAACAAGAGATTCTAAGTTCATTGAAAGCATTTTGTTATGCTTGGTTTATTATCATTGCTCCCTGTGTTGTAGTCTCCTCTATGATCCCTACACCACCTGTAGAATCTAAATAATTTTGCCTTGTATAGATACCATGTCAGAGGAAGTCAAGAAGGAAGAACCTAAAAAGAAAGGTTTGTTAGGTAAGATCAAGGAGGCTACTGATGACAAGGAAGAACAACTTGCTATTCTTTCTACCTTTGTCAGGCTTGGTATTCTTGTATGGTCTGGTGGAATCCTCACGTTGGCGTACATTAAACTACCACCTGCACTTGGAATCCCAGAGCAAAAGCTCGACCCCACTTTCATCGCCTCAGTATTCACCGGAGTTCTAGCAACGTTTGGTGTTCAAGCTGGTAAAAAGAATGGAGCCAATGGTGGTGGAGTCACTAAAGGTGACATGGAGTATCTGATTAAGAAAGCAGCAGAGACAGCTCCCGGTCAAACTATTAGAGTAGAACCAGGTTCATTTACTGTTGTTCCAACACAAAAATCTGAAGAACCTTATAAGATGTGATAGATAGTGTAGTCAAGTAATTTTACTTATGAGATTTCTTTTTGCGATCCTGGCTACACTCTTCTTTGCCCTTCCTGCTTGGGCTGTGGATGTCAAGATGGGTTCAAATGGTAACCTAGTTTTTGATCCATCTGACATTACTATTGAAGCAGGTGAGACAATTCACTTTGTCAATGGTATGCTCCCTCCTCACAACATTATTGTTGAGGGTAGAGCTGACCTGTCAAGAGAATCCCTCATGTTTAATCCTGGAGAGGTTCAAGATATTAAATTTACGGATGTAGGAGACTATGATTTCTTCTGTGGTCCTCACCAAGGTGCAGGAATGATCGGACAAATTCATGTCAAATGATATAATACTTAAAGGAAGAAGAAAGACTAGATGTATTGGAGAAACACTTCGGTGACTGATCAGACTAATTTTAGTATGAGATATAACTTCGCCATGTGTTCTTTTTCAAGAATGTATGGGGTGAACTCAGTTAGGGATTCACATGAGGTCAGTAAATTTTGTAAGAAGTGGGCTGAGACAGAGGATCAAAATGTTCCTCTTGGAAACTTAACTGAAGTTGACTTCTACTTCAGAGATCTGTGGAAGATTTGGGGAGGGTATATATGATTGACAAGAGTGAATTTGTTCCTGCAGTCAATGCCATGGTAGGTATATGCTTCTTCATGGCTCTGGGTTACATCTACTACATATTAAAGATGGCTCATCAGGAGATGGAAGATGCAACCACCGAGCAGGAAGTCGTGTTACAACTTTCGTTGTTTGAAGATTAATCGTGTTGTTGACGGCGATACTATTGATGTCACCATTGATCTTGGGTTTGATCTATACAAGAAAGAAAGAGTTAGAGTTGCAGGAGTTGATACGCCGGAGAAGAGAACACGAAACTTAGAGGAGAAGGCTCTTGGAATCGACGCAACCAACTGGCTCAAAGAGAAGCTCGAAAGTGCTGTGGCTGGTGATGATGATCTCATTATTAGGACTGAACTTGACGGTGGCGTTGGGAAATACGGTCGTCTTCTGGGCTGGTTATACGTTGGGGACTCAGACGTGTCCCTTAACGAACAAATGATCGCGGAGGGATATGCACACAGCTACGACGGAGGAACAAAAAATATGGACCTTGAAGCACTCAGAGAAATCAGAAGGCTTCACGGAACGCTCGTGTAGAAGTGCAGTGTGTGGGGGTGATCCATTCATCCCTGATACTGAGTACGATGGAGCATCATTAGACTTTTCATGCGATGTGAATCATACATAGTTCAGCTATTATAGTCTCATGCAAAAGGTTATTAATGGTGTAGCACTCTTCTCCGGGTGTGTATCACTTGGTCTGATTGTAGGAGGAAGTATGATCTACTTCCAAAGAGATAATATTATTAATGGTGTGAAGTCACAAATGATCAATACTGTGACTGAATCTATTCAAGGCATGCTTCCAAATTTGGTTGACAGTGCAATGCCTGAACTTCCTGGTACCACTGGTGGAGCAGTTCCTTCTGGTATTCCTTTCTGAGTTATGTCATGTTCATTTTACTATTTTTCCTTGCCTCACCAGTTCACGCAACTGTAGCTGAGGTCCCATGTCCTACTACGCTACAAGCAAAGGCGTCGGTTATTGTAGGTGACTTAGATGGATATCAAACCGATACAAATAAGACAGTTACGGATACCGGAGATCGAGTCACAGACTTTACCACCTCCGATAGTATCTTCCCTTGACCCTCCAATCACAGTCAACATTGGATTACCCATTGTTGATATGCCAGGGTGTGTAGAAGCTCGCAACGATAACAATGGATCACAAGCAATTTTTGGGGATGACCCTGAGGGGGTGGTTACGCTGTGCGGTCCTGGGGTTCCCAGTTATGACCCTATTAATTATGAACCTGAACAGATGATTCTGACTGGTCCTGCGGAGACACCTCCAGTAGAACCACCACCCAAAACTCCCCCGGTAAAAACACCTGAGGTTCCACCTCCTCCTCCACCACCAGGAGCTAAATGTCCTACAGAGGCTCAAGCATTAAAAGAGCCCATAGGAACACTGGTAGATGGTGGAACTAAAAAGATTGTCGAATATAGATTGGTAGGAAAAGAATGTATCCCTATCAAAGAAGATCTTAAGATACCAGATCAAATTATTAAAGCCATACCCTCTGCTGGTTCAATTACAACCACAGCATCGATCGCTGTAGTCGCAACCACGTCAGCCCTGTTAGCAAAACCACTGGCTGACCTACTACTTAAGGTGGTCAAACCAGTGGTGAAGAAAGTTATTAAAAAGATTGCTGCTATTCGTGGTAAGAAAATTACCGTTGAATCTGTAAAGGACCGCCGAGATCAACAGCGGATCCGGTCGCACGCGATTCGGAAACTGAAGGGGAAGGAATAGAATGAACGTGTTGTGGAATGACACCACCAGGATTAGTTACCATTACGTCCTGACAGATTGCAGCATACTGTGTTCCTGGTCTGAACATAATACCAGCCTTAATTAATTCACCACAGTTCTTCAATCTTGCAATCTCAAAGTCCAATCTTTTATTGGCTGTGAGTTGTTGTTGCATTGCAATCTGTGTGGTTGCTGCATTCTTACACAGCTCCTGTAGTTCCTTATCCATAGGATTAGACCACGTGGCTGATAAACCTACGGATAAGTTGTAACTATCTTTCTGTCCTGTTCTGGTAGGAACGAAGTATAGAATATCTCCTGGGTTATCGAGAGAACCATCTTCATCTAGGTCTCTCATATCATACACAGGATCATTATAGTATGGTTCATATGGTGCCTGGAAAGATCCAGACCCTGTTACAAAGGGGGTAATGTTAAGGGTGGGACCTTGACATTGTATACCTCCACCGTAGGTATTTGTAATGTATGGTCCCTGAAGAACTTGTATGGCTTGGTTTGTAACACTGCCTGAGGAATTAGCAACAGGAGAAGCAGTAGCAGACACTCCACCAACAGTCTCAGCATAGGAAGGACAAGCAAAGAATAATGATACTATTGCTGGAAGATACTTGTAGTATCTGTTACACTTTGTATTGTTGTTTCTCTTTGGATGATTGTATGATTGCTCAACCCCGGACCCTTGTATGTTTCCGTGAACTGAAATGATGCTCCCGGAATCGTTTGTAGAACTGTGGGTTTGGAACTTACTCCTGTCCATTGTGAAGTCACTCCATTAATACTTACGGAATTTGCTCCTGTACCAGGAGATAGATTACCGTTGACAGTGACACCACTACCCGTTGCCGTGTATTGATATCCTGTATTATAATCCATAGAATTAATTGTCTCGACCACTGTCGATGTCGTCTCTGTGTGACTTGTCATCGATCCCTGCGTGAAGTTCGGGACTACGGGGACCGCCAATGCAGTGGCACCTGATGTAAAGATTGCCACCGCAAACGTCACAATAGACCGCATCATCTTTCCAGAATGGGTCATTGCGAGGATCCTCAGTCAATGACAGTAATTTCTGAAACGAACTGTCCAGTTGCACTCGTACCAGCACCACCTGCAGTCAGACCAATTGCTCCTGCAGTACTCAAGGTACCAGCAAGAGTGTCCTTAGTACCAGCAGCATAGGAGGTTTGACTAGAGAAGTTACCAACAGCACCTACGGTAGGAGCAGAGTTTGGAACCGCATCACCTTGAATGTAAGAAGTAGAATACGAGAACGCATTTCCGTTCGATGCTTGAGTAGCAGCAATGGTTCCGGGTGACATAATACCACTGGTGATTGCACCAGTAGATACAGTTCCTGCAGTAGTTCCGTCAGTAGTATTCACACCACTGCCTGAGATACTATATTGAGAACCGAGTCTGGTAGATGTAGTTCTTGCAGCATCAACGGTAAGTTGAACTGACGAAGACATACTATGAACAAGTCCGCCTGCGTTTGCAGTTCCTGCGGTCAACAATAACATTCCAAAAGCAATAAATGCTTTTTTCATACAACTCTCATAGAGACTATGTATATTTAGAAACTTGAATGTGTGTATCACAGGACACTTATTATCTTAAGAGATAGTAAAACCCGTAAATAATTATGTATCCCTAAGTTACAACTAATGGACCCTGAGGCAACTACTGGTCTAACATTGGAGAGTAAAGTCTGTACTAAATGCGGAGCTAAGTGGTTAAATGGACAGCACTACTGGAGCACTGGTCTCGTTGGAGATACTAAAACCTTATCTAACCTCGTTTGTGGCCTTGTGGAATCTCCTAATTGTATAAATCCTGATCATAAAAGAGGTCACATTTACGGAGAGAAAGATACTTGGGAAAAGAGACGAAAGTTTATTGATAACAATTATAAAGGGAGTGACGATAATGCCCCGTGGAAAAATTATGAAATATGAGATTCTATCTAGAATCTACAGACTAAAAGAAGAACTTTATACAAGAGATGAACTAACTCGGAAGGATAAAAAGGTAGCAGATGAGTATCTTAATAAACTTTTAGAGTACGTTTCATCGTTCAGTCATTGAAGTGGCACAGGGGTATTGACAGAAGGACGGTAGCCCCTTAATATAAATACATGGACGAGGTGGGGTTCTCCCTACCATCCAACACGCCTCACCAAGACTAAACAGCGTGTATAAACAATAG